TTTTGTTGATCTCGTACACTTCGACCTAAGAAAAGACGCGGCTTTATGCGACGAGTACCGAACTCTATAAAGCGTGCATAATCCAACTCAGCGCCGCCAAATTGCCCGCCTGCCTGTAGTACTGCTGTGGGCTTGCCGTCAAGTATCACAAAACGCCCCGCGATGCTCTGCCGCAGCCTACCCGTTTGATTGTTGAATCCAGAATATACATTTTGTTTTGATCGTCCCTCCATTTGCAGAGCGGCGATCTTCAGTCGTTTTACAAGTTGTTTCAACAGACGATCCGCACCGCCTGACAACTCCCGATCAAATTTCTTTGGAGTAATCTCTCTCATTGTATCCCCTATATAATCACGAATGAATTGCGATAGGGATACAAGATCTCTTTGACTTCCTGCGGGATTGTATTGGGCAAATATGAAGTTGTTGCGCCTCTCAGTGCATTGCTTTTCTTGCCTTGACTGCTCTTTGCTCTGTGCAACTGAGAAGCATACACACAGACAGCATGCACAAGATCTTTATGGAATAGTGTGAAGCCAAAAGTGCCGACAACTTTATTTCCACGATATGCGTTTGTAAATCCAACAGTGCTTGTATTCGTTTTGATGATCAACAGGCCCTGTTGTTTGTCAATCTCGTACTCGTCTGCATTGACTTCAGTATCAGCGCCATAGACTCGATCGGGATCAGCGTGCACACTGGTGATCGTTACAACTGGCCTGACTGGCAACGGCAACACGCTGATATTGTCGTACATATACGAATCAATATAAACTGTATACGTTGCAACAGCTAGAGTCTTTGTAACGCTGCTATCAGGCGCAGGAAAGCCGAGGAAACGAGCAACGTTTGCCTCGACTCTATCCAAAAGATCCGACAGTTCTGTATCGCTTCCAGTGCCTGTAACTTCAGGCAAATACTCCTTTAATATATCCGCAGTAACAAGAGGCATACATTTTTAACCTAGATCAGTGAGTTAGTAAGAACGGGCTTGTCGCATTTGCAAACAAACAGAGGCGTTTGTACTTTTACCTGATGAGTTTTTTGTAACCTTTACGATCAAAACTTCGCCAGCCTCAAAGATTGCCTTGTCTTCAGCGCCTTGAGCAACCATATCAGCAGAAGTATTTGCAGTCAATGCGCCCTGTGCTGAGTTCAAAGTACTCCAACTGTACAATGCAGTTGCTTTGTCACTGCCGAGCACTTGAAAGACCGCATAGTTTGTAGTATCTGCCGTGATACCGTCATGATCAACGATCTTAACGGCTACAACTTGCATGCGTTCATGGAAGCAGATCGCGATATTGTCTGCGGCTGTTCCGGTTGTGTTCAGTCTAACGTCTAAAGGGTAATAATAAGACATTTTAATTTCTCCAATAAAGGGGTCGGGGGATTGCTCCCCCTATTAATTCAAAGATTACAGATTGAAGCCAAATGCAACGTTTTTAACTGCAGCAGCATCAAGGGATCCGAAGGTCAATCTTTCAGTTGCTACCATGTTGTAAGCGCCTGATGTGATGTCTTGCTCTTGTTGGATCTGGATGCCACGACGAGCAAATACATTCCAACTCTCACGAGATACGCAAAGGATCCCAGTTGTGGTCTTAGTGACATTGTCAAACAATCCAGTTGTTGCCAAATCATCAGACAAGAAACGAGACACGACGATCGGCATGCCGAAGATCGATCCCATTTGACCGGTCAAGATTGTTGCTTGTGGTCCGAACTTGTCAAGAGTGATGACTTCAGCCAGTCCGAGCAAGTTTTGATACAATGCTTCAGGAGATACGATCAACACTTTATCAGACGATGCATACTCGCCCAACTTGCTGATCAATTGGAGCAATTTTGCAGAGTCGATCCCAGTAACATTTAAGGTTGTTGCTTTATCAAAAGAAGAAGCGCGAAGACCAGTCCACAAACGGCGGTGATCGTTTGATCCACCGAGGCCAGCGGAACCCCAGCGATCTCTAATGTTCCAAGAGGCGATCGCATCTTGATGAGTTGAAGCAGCATCACCGTTGATCAAAGCATCTTCTACAGCGTCGCGCATGTCTTTTGCGATCATGCGTTGCATTGCTGGGAGCAACAACACGGCTGAATCTTCGATCAATTCTTCGTCAAGGATATAGCGAGTTGACAAGCCTTTTGCAGTGATTTGAGTCTGTCCCATTTGTACAGTTGAAACAGGATACAATGCTGGATTGTCGCTTGATACGGTTCCTTTGATGTATGGACGGCCGCCGCGATCGATGCGAGGGGCGAGCATAGTGTTTGAAGTCATTTGTACTTCAGAGAATAAAGAGCGTACAACTGTAGGAACTTGATACTCCATGTGCAACTCAGCCAAGAATTGATCTGGGATCAATTCAGCACCAACTCCAGCGCCGTCGTAGTTTGCTTTTGAAACTTGAGCAGCGATTGAGCGAGGAGCAACAGCCAAATGGCGAGCGATAGCAAGATCCAATTTTGGGGTGTGCTTTTCACCGACAAGCATACTTTTAACCATCATGCGATCGTTAGCAAGACGCTTCATTTCAACGTGCCAGTTTGACAAGTTTTCTTCAGTGTCAAGAAGTCCAGCCTCTTTAACTGTTTGAGTTCCAGCTGCTGTCTTGACTTGAGTTTTTCCAGCGGTCCAGCGGATTGATCCGTCTTTGTTTACAAACTTCTTGAGTTCTGAATCAGTGCCAGTAACTTCGACAGAATCAGCACGGTATACGGCTTCTTCTGTGAGGCGTTGCGCTTCTTTCAGAGACTTCATTTGCTGCTCAATGTTGGCAACTTTTTCATCTTGATTATTTCGGAGGTTTTTTAACTCTCCCATAATTTGCTTTACTGCATCAATGTTCGACATAATTACTCCAATGTCTTATTTGTTAAATTGTCTAAGTTCTCGAAGGAAGTCATCAAGAGACATGTATTTTTCTTTGTCCTCTTCTGACTCTTCTTCCATTTCTTTTTCTTTATCTTCGCTATCTTCTTCACGATATTTTTCTTCATCATCATCATGATCGTCTGTGTGCTCGCGCTCTTCCTCTTCCTCTTTGTCGCCCATGATCTCCATAATCTGCTCGTGTGACTCAAAAGGCATGTATACAGTTTCACCGTCAAGAGTATGCTCATGTGATCCACTCCCGCCCATCTCTTCCGCCTTTTCTTCGGCTTCTTCTTTACTGTTGTATAGAGGCATTTCTATTCCATCAGTAACCATTGATCCCACAAGTTCACGCAATACCTCAGGAGTATCGGCGCTCTTTTGTGGCTGTGTATCTGGCTTTGCAAACTCTACAATTACAGTATTGGATTTTGTCTCTGTGATGGATACAACTTTATTGCTTTGGATCAAGGATTTTGCAACGTCGGCAAGCCCGATCCCTCTGGTGAATTGCTTAGACAAAGTAGCCTCATTGTTTGCGGGTATGGTTACGATCGATACTTCTAGAAGTTCGGACGCTTGAAAGTAAGATCCTGACTTTCCATAATAAGGATGATCAGAAGGCAAAGAACTACGAGCGATAGTTTTACTCGGCTGAAATCCGACTGATACAGCATTGATAAAGCCGTCGCGTACTTTCTGTTCAATCGTTTTCGCCATGTCGTCTTTTTGGTCAAATTCCACCTCGAGCATTAGTTGATCATTTTCGACGTAGGCTTTGCCTTTGCCGATCGGCATCTGACTCGGATTGTGATTGAAAAGAACAACTGGATTGCGATTGTATGCAGACAGATCCCAGCCCTTTTGATCTACGACATCCCCGTATCTATCAGGTGACGATGTAGACGCTACAAACTTGATCGGCTTGCCTTGTGTCGTCTGCTTTGCTTGGAAGTCTCTAAAGTACATCTGTGCTCCTCTCAGTTATGGTATAGCATACAGGATCTAGTGTCGAATAATTATTTACGCTCTCTGTATTTCTCATAGCACTCTTTTGACCCGTCAAGAAAAGACTCGCAATGATTGATAATGATCTGTGAGTTCGCTACGTTGGAGATTTCTTCACACTCGACGCCGCTTGTTTTCGCCTCGACTCCGCGCTGCATTACTCGGCAATACATTTCCCTACAAAGCAAGTCCCCGTTTTCTTTGATGTATTCAGCGCTGCAAGGTTCAACGAGCAAATCAAGATTTGTCAGCTGCTTTGCAACATCTGAGACAGGATCGACAGGCTCAACGATGATCGGGCTGACTGGCTGACTGACTGGCTCTTTTTTGTCTTTTGTTATGACTAAGGTACTGACTCCACCGATAATGATACCGCCGAGTCCAATTAAGAAATACGCTGTTAACATGCTGATCTCCTTCAGTTTCATGATTAATCCTCTATGATAATCGGTGCAATAGTACAGCGACAGTTGATATCCATCGATGCAACACCAAAAGAAGCCGGAGCAGGTCCAGAATATCCGTCAACTTTAAAATCTTGATCCACTGGGATCGGGGGCTGGCTGCCTAGTTCAAGATGTGTTTCTCTTACTTTGTCATCACGAGAATCGATCCACTCTTTCAGCACCTTGACACCCTCTTGATCTTCAAATTGCTTGTATGCGTCATTCGTTGCCGTGTTGATTGCTTTTGTGGTTTCAGTCTGTGCGATACGCTGCGCGCGCTTGGCGTTAAATGTTGTAGCCGATCGGATGTTCTCGGCGATCTGTCTGTTGCTCAGTCCTTGCTCGATGCCCGCCCTGACTAGCCGCTTGACTTGCTTCTCATTGGTTGCGTTGATCTGGCGGGCCATTGTTAAGATCTGGCGCTCCATAATTGGACGCTCACCAAATAGAAGATCAAGCGGTTTCGTTTTGCCTGTCATGTCGTACAGTTGGCCCACGGTATCGTTTCCAGTCAATATGAAAATCGTACGATATGCGCGCCCGATCACCTTCTGGATCTGTGTGATTTCTGCCACGCGTCCGAGTATCGTTGTATAGTCGATCGCCTTGCTCTGTTGCTGGTTTATAATCGCCTGTGCTAGTGTCTCCGCCCGTCTAGCGTATCGATCCGCAGCATCATCCAGATAAATCTCAACGGCTCTTTTCATTGCCCTCTCAGCGGGTACAACTTGCCGCTTGATCCATTGACGCCAATACAGATCCTTTTGTGCTTTTGTCATAGATTGCGACAGGTCCCGCTTTTCTGTGAGTCGCTTCTTTTCTGCGCTGATCACTTTGCGCATGTGAGACAATCCACGAGATCCAACGACTAGCCATTTGATCTGAGCAACAACGCCAGCCAGTAGCTTGTCTTTCAAGTGTCGCGCTGCCCAAGCTTCACGCAATCGGATCGCCTCTTCCTCTGTGCGCGTCTCTGCAATACTGCTCTCACGTTCTGCAATGGGCTTTAGTCGATTGTACTGTTTGCCGCCGAGGATATTGCCGCCTGCTTTCCATATTTGGGGCCAATTCTCTTTAAGATCTTGAGCCTCGTCATGTGGGAATCTTTCAAACTCTGAATTGCGCAATGCAACCTGTTGATCATCGCCGTTCTTTGGAAAGTTTGTGGGATCTTCGTCGCCTACACTGCCCATATGCACAGCTAGTCTTTTAATTTCTCGACGCTCTAATTCTTCTAGTGCGTCATTCTTTTTTTTTTCGTCTGATCCCGACATTGGATGATCTTTGGGTAGCAAATCAGTGTCATGTTTGCCGCTTCTGTATTTGCCATTTCTCAGCGCGTAGAGATACGAGTTAACGCGAGCCATAGCCCACTGTTGCGGACTGCTCACAGAGGGTCTAACGCTTGCGGGATTGTTACGATATGCCCCGATCCCTCGCCAGTATACGACAGCAAGACGTAATTTAGTCGTCGTCTTTGCCTTGTTTTGATTGACGTCCTCATTGTGATCTGTTGCCTTCTTGGTGAGTGCCGTTTGCGTAGCCTCTGGGAGTTCGTCAAAAGCCTCCTGCATGTTGCCAATCTTTGCCAGTTCGTCTTCTTTTGCTCGCTGTACTAGGCTGGTCAGTGCTTGCTCGATCGCTTCTTCTGACTGACTGTCTTCTGTTCTCTCTATCTCTCCAAATGGGCTATCAGTTAAGCCCTCATAGGCATATGCTTCACTTGCTGACATGCCCGCTTCAATGTGTATTCTTATCCGCTCAAGTTTCTCAGTGCGCACAGCCTGCAACGCATCGACGCCAGAAAAGTCGATCTCTACATAGAACGACGGATCAAACATTTGAGCAATTCGCGTCATGAACTGCTCCAACTTGCGCGCCCGCTTCTGTTGGATCTCGTAATATGTAATTGTAGCCTGTCGAGCTGTTGCATAGTTTGCATCAGGCAAGCCGAGCACTGTAGACGGTACGCCACAAACTGCGCTGATGTTTTCTCGTACCATTGCGCGCAGTCCTTGCATTTCGAGATCGCGCGGGGATAGGTTCAAAGCCTCGATCTGTATCTGGCCACTGAGAGCCATTGCGCCCCCGTGTTCTGTCATTTGCTTATATGCCTGCATAATCTCCTGTCGCCGTCTTCTGTCCCATATGTCAGCCGGATCAGCAGGGGATAGAAGCACATCTGGCCGCCCTTGCTTGCTTACACTGCTCGCCATACGTTGCGCGTTTATGTCTGCTGTAATCTCTTCGTTCAATGCTTCAACAATGCCAGATCCGTACAGTTCTCCAGCGCTGCCATTGTCCCAAGATGCGCTACGGATTTGGATCACCCTTTCAGGTGGATATACAACACTTGATCCGCCGTCGCTGTACTCATATCCCTCAATCATTTTGATCGGGTCCGGTATAATGCGCACGTTTTCAGGGTGCAGTCGATAGAGGCTTGTGGGACTCTTTGGATCTCCTACAATCAGAGTAAATACGTTCCCCGTCATCATGAGATCAACAATGAACTGTTCTCTGAATAAATAGCCGTCTGTGATGCTTGACGGCTGACGAAATAGATCAAGCACTGGATGATCGTCGATCTCTGTCTGCGCCTCTCCCTGCCCTCTCAGCAGTTTAATCGGCAACGCTGCAATATCTTGGCTGGCTCTAGTTACACAGGCATGAGTATATGCATGCTTGCCGAATACAGCCATACTTTGACGGGGGCTGAATACAGGTGTAACACCGTTACCCGTGCTCCAGCTGGCGCCGTGCTCAGGTGCTTCTGGATTCGCTTGCACTTGTCCAAATGCTCGAGCAATAAACGAAGGTACAAAACGAGTCAGCCAGTTAGAAGGCGCTGGGGGTTGTTTCTGTTGCGGCATGTCATCTCCTTTCAATAGAGGCAATATATCAGATTTATGTGAGTATTGACACGCCTATCAATTTCTAAAAAGAGAGAGGGCCGCCCTTATCCCCATAGTTGCAGCCCTCAAAAGAACATTGATCAGATCCCTCAATCCAAACAAGATATTTAGTTTATATCAACTTTGCATGATTTGTACAGCGATCTTTTTGGCGCTCTGTGGTTTCTCCAGCATCAGAGCGAGTGCAATGATATGCTTGCAGTATCCGCTCTTTCTGTGGTGTCTGTGCTCGTATGAGGGGCAAGTACAAGATGCGCGGCCTATACTGTTGATCGCTACTGTGTAACCCTCTGAATCTGGCTTGTGTATTGTCGCATGAAATGTATAGCGATCTAAATAAGTATTGTGGATTTGTACGCAGCCTCTTGCCTCAAGTTCTTGAATCTTCTGTATGTGTGTCTTAACCTTTCGCGGATCTTCACTGGCTAGCAAGTCATAGATTTGAGCAAAGAAGTATTCAATGATCTCTTGCCCTGCGCTTTTAAATATATCAGTTCTGAACATATTGTATCCGTTGTTGAAAAGGGGAGCGATTGCCCCCCTGCTTTGTTGATTGATTATTTCAGGATGATATGTGCTAAGTAATCGCCTAATTTTATTGAATACTCGTGTTCTACGATAGTGTATTCGATACCCCAGTCTGAAAGAATACAATCTAACTCATCAATTTGAGATTCTGATTCAATGTAAATTTGGTTATTTGGCTCATAGTAATTTGCAATGTTTTCTTCCATTAACCATTGTCCGATTTCTTTGATTTGTTGCTTAGTCATTTTGTACTCCGTTGTTGTGTTGTTTGACTATACTTAGTATATATACA